GTCCTTACCAAGTTGGTAAGACGTGATTTTTTATTTTTTTTTGCAGGTTTTAGAATCGAGTTTTCAATTTTGGACATTTTTTTTGTTCATTTTTGAAAACCTATTTTACTTTTTTTAAAAAAAAATTAAATTTCATCAACCTTCGTTTTTTAAGTATTTCTGGGGAATATATATTATTTTCTCAATTGGGCTTAAAGACCACACTGACAGATTCCTGGCCAGTTTATAGTTGTTAATGTTATCAAGTAAAATAAATATATTTTATTAAATATATATTTATTCCATAATCGGACTTACTAACCCGAATTTTTCTTGTAATATGTTTGCTTTGCTTGCTGGCTTCTTTTGTATCTTCTTCTTTATTGTATAATTATTTGATGGAATTATTTTATTGTTGATAATAAAGTCGTCATTGTCTTCGTGCAATTCGGGTAAAATTCGCGTTAATGGTTTATCAACAATCAAAAAAAGTCTGTCATTTTTAAGAAGGGAACGATATTCCTGGATTGACAAATTACCATAATATTTATTCAGTAAATAGTAAGGATTTGGTGCGGGTTTAATATTCTTAGTATAATTGTATATCTTTGAATATATGTTATTAATTAGATGGTAACGTTCAAACTTGGTTGAACTGTCAATATTTTCTTCCATTAAATGCGCCGTTGCACACTCTGGGCTACAAAAACATCCATAAACGTGGTATGATTCTTTAATAAAAAATTTTGGAATATACACTGGTGGATTATCAAAATCATGTGTACACCAAAAACAAGCAGATTTTTTATCACTAATATTATTGATATGTAAATTTATCTTGAGCTGTTTTAAACGTTTCCATATTTCTTTATTCTCATTTAAATCTTCTTCTTCATTCAATAAAGAACTTATCATTGTTCCTGATGAATACGAGTTAGAATTTTTATTCATTGAGTCAAATGCTAACTCGCTGACAGGATTCTGAAAAATTTCTGTATTGTCAAATTCGCATCCATTTTCAGATGAATAATTATACGCTTCAAATGAGTCGTTAAACCCGGGAGACTCATGTAGATCTTTCAATGAACATTTCAGGTGAAGTATAACGTTGGGTTTGACTTGTTTTGATTCTGATACAGGAATTATATTTTGAATAATTTTTCCTCCTTTTGGTTTTCTTCCCCTCTTTTTCATTGTAGGCTTTTCTTCCGTGTCAGACAAAATAATATCATTTTGAAATGGTTCATCCATAGATAAAATTGATATTTGCATATTTTCAATGGGTGCCTCTGGTTCCGAAAAAGTAGGTTCTAAGAGAAAATTATCAGTTTTTGCTGTCTTTGGCTTTCTCCCTCGCTTAGGTTTATTTTCAGTATTCATTATGAATACTTTATACTATTTAATTTAAGTTCTTTTTGTAAATAGTTTATCGGATTACTTTTTGTAGCATGCTCTACAAACTGGAATATAATTGTCAGACCCGATTAACATTTGTTCTATTTCTTTTGATATTCTCTGCGAAAAGATGCCATGAGATCCATTCTTACATCTGCCACACAAAGAAGTAAACTTGGTCACTTTATCGCATAGAGGAATCAGGTCCAAAATTTCACCAAATCTTCTCCTCTCAAAATCACCGTCTAATCCCGCAACATAAACCTTTCTGTTTACATCTAACATAGATTTTACAATCTGGGCCAGATTAGGAAAGAATTGACCTTCGTTAATCAATATTACTTTCGCGTCGTTCAAATCTTTGTTCTCTTTGCAATCCCACATACAGAGAAGATCATGTGTCTGTATACATGGGATCATATTTCCATCGTGAGTTGATAGCATCGTATCGTGATATCGTGTGTCAGCAGAGTGATTAATAACTGCCACTGGTATATTACAAAATTTGCATTGCTTATAGATTTCAAGAAGCTTGGAAGTTTTCCCGGAAAACATGGGACCGATAAAGAGTTCCAGATATCCAGAATCTAACAAAGTTTGATCCATTTGTGTAAAGTATGATGACATGCTATAATAATTGTATATATATTTAATTCAATTTTGATACTGAAATATCTATGATGGTTTGCAATAATTCTCTGTAGGTATATTTTGATTTGAACATAATTGGAAATAGATACGATTCTGATAATCCGGGCAATGTATTTATTTCGTTGAAATAAACAGTCCCATCTTCAGTGTAAAAAAAATCAAGTCTACAATACGATTTCATATTTAACGAGTAACATAGTTTTCGGGAGTTTTTTTTTATGCATTGTACAACGTGATCTGGAATATCTTTCGCCAACCGAACTTTTGATTTTGTTTTACCGTATTTTTTGTCAAACGTAAATATTTTGTTGTCGTTGACAAATTCTCCAACATCACTAAGAATAATTTTTTCATTGACAATTAGAGCTCCAATTGAAAGTTCCCTCATGTTTGTTATCTTTCTCTCTACTAAAATTTCATCATCCAATTCAATACATTTTTTTACAGTTTCAAATACAGTTGAATTTGAACACGAATATACCCCGATAGAAGACCCGCCCTTATTTATTTTTACAATATATTCTTGGCAATTCAAGAAAGAGAGACACTTTATAATATCGCATTTGGACAATTCAAGTATGTCGTATTTCTGAAAATGTATATGCGGAACTATAGTAATACTATTTAAATTCGCAACTGATTTACAGAAATGTTTATTGAAACATACTGCGGAATTCATTAAAGTTGGGCCAGTAAAATGTATTTTATTTAATGAGAGAAATCCTTGTAATGTTCCATCTTCTCCATTCTGACCGTGTGTACATAAAAAGGCGCAACAAATGGGTACATAATTTATTTTACCATCTCCAATTTGATTAATATTATCACACTCTTCATTTATTGCGATTTCATTTATATTTTGAGAATATAGAATAATACTGGATATGTTATGACTGTATTTCCAAATTCCTGTTTTGGTGATTCCGATAAAAAATATGTTTTTACAAGTCTTTATCAACTCTTTTGATACATTATATCCAGTATATAGAGAGACTTCATGCTCAAAACTTTCCCCTCCAAAAATAATGACTATTGATTTATCCATTTATATATAACAAAAAATAGAGTCTAAATCATTGTCAAATAGTATTTTATGGATGCATTAGAAAAAAGAAAATCATATACAAATCCGATAATATCCGTCACTGGTACATGCGGTAAAACGACTACTTGTAAGTTTATATATGATATTTTACATATATTTTTCAAAATAGATAAAACGCATGAAAACTCCAATTCTGAAAAAGGAATACCATATTGTATAAATAAATATTTTCAATTGGATTCTGATTATTGGATAATAGAAATAGGAATATCATGTCCTGGAGAGATGACAAGATTATTGTCTTTTGTAAATCCCCAAATTCGGGTGATAACAAATATTGGCATTGCACATACAGAAAATTTTGAAGTAGAAGAAGATTATGTAAAAGAAAAATTAAAATTTATATCCGAGTCAACATCGGACACAGTGTTTATAATAAATGGCGACGATCCTATATTATCAACTTATTCTTATACACCAGAACAAAAGGTCATCCGGTGTGGTTTTTCATTGCATAACGATATAATAATAACAGACTTTCAAGAAAAAGATGATGTTTCAATTTTGTATATTCAACTTGGATCAAATAATGACATTCGGGAATATAGATTTACGATAAATGGTCTTGGGAAACACAATGCCATAAATTTAGCGTTAGCTATAGGAGTGGCAACCCACGTTGGATTATCTCTTGATGATATACTTACGAAACATAATCTGTATCCATGTCGCGGAAAAATCTATAAAAATGTTGAAACCCAAGTTTTCTTGTATGATCACTCGTACAATTGTTCGCCAACGTCAATCATGTCCAACCTGGAATATTTTGATTCCATAGAATCAACGCATAAAATACTCATTTTATCGGATATGAGAGAAATACAAAACTCTTTGCAGATACATAAAGAAATATTAATGAAATGTATGGAAATAACTAAAAATATATATATTTATTCAACAAATGTTTACCGCACTATAGTCAAGACAAATTCTTACGATTGTAAACTATTTTCGGACCTTGAAAAATTGAAAAGAGAAATTTATTGCGTAAATAATCCTTGTTATATTTTTATTCAAGGTTCAAATGTGTCAAATTTGAAAGAGGTTGCAAGATTTATCATAAATGAGTTTGAATTGTTGTAAGTAAAAGTATATAAAATCAAATTCATCATAAATTCATACAATGAATAATGAATATTGTCCTTGGGTGGAGAAGCATCGTCCCACAAAATTTGACGATGTTGTATTAGATCCATTAAACAAGTGTGTGTTAAAAAATATAATAGAAACTTCCTATTTTCCTAATCTACTGTTTTATGGTCCTCCGGGAACAGGCAAAACAACTACAATTATTAATTTGATTAATACATATCAAGAAAAATACTATAATACTATGTCAAAAGGTTTAATGATACATTTAAATGCATCCGATGAAAGGGGTATTGATATAATAAGAAATCAAATAAGTTCTTTTGTAAATTCAAAACCAATATTCCAAACTGGGATGAAATTTGTAATATTAGATGAGGTAGATTATATGACAAAAAATGCACAACAGGCTCTTCGTTATTTATTACAGTGTTATTCAAGTTCTGTGCGGTTTTGTTTAATATGCAATTATATTAGTAAAATAGACGAAGGTCTTCAAAATGAATTTTTAAAATTACGATTTAATCAACTTCCTGAAAAAGACATTGTTGAGTTTTTAAAATATATATCAAAAAGTGAAAAATTGGATGTTAACGAACAATCTTTAATTCGCCTTCAAAAAGTATATAATTCTGATATAAGAAGCATGTTGAATTTTATGCAATCAAATCAAAATGTAACAAATTATGATTTGCACATTATAGATAGTAATGTCTGGGACAATCTTATAAATAAATTTTTAGAAAAGCAACAATTAAATACCATTGTGGAGTATATACAATTTACCAGTATAAATTATAATATTGATAAAAAGAACATAATAAAAGTGTTTTTAAATTTCATTGTAAGAGAAAAGTTGGATAAGGTAACATCTAAATTTATGGAGTTTTCAGAAAAATTAATGCATTTTCCAGAATGTAATAATGATCATTATATTAATTATGCAGTGCTATGTTTATTGGATTATTTTTCAGAGTAAATCTTCATTCTCTTTTGGAGATTAATCATGAAATAATTTGGTGGAGAGTTTTTTGACGGATCAAACATACTTGTTTTCAAGCTGTATTCATTATTTTTAACACACTGTTTTTTAATAGAATATTTTTTTAATTCACATGGAATTATTATTTCATTTGTTTTTTTTAGCTGATGAGACAGCATTTATTTTATATACACCAAGAAAATAATTGAAATAATATTTTGAAATAGCTTAAAGAACATCCCCCAAATAATATAATGGCTAAAGGTATTAAACAATCTTTAAATATAGATGATGAATGGTCAAGTTTTATATCGGGAAATTATGAAGAAGAGTCTGATAACGAAGAACATATTGAGCATCAACCACACAAGGACGGCGTTCCTACATGCGGGCCAATATATATTTCAACAAAAACAAAAATATCATATTTGAGCCAAGCGATAGACCTAAATACTGTTTTTTGGAATATCCCTATATTAGATTACTCCACGCCCAAGAATGGGGTTATAAAAAAACAAATGAAATTTAATTCTTTATCAGTTGAAGAATTGAATATAATAAAAGAAAAGGTTAAACTTGAAAGATTTTGTGATGAATACGTATTGACGAGCATAGATAACCCTAATGGCCGCATTAAATTTAAGGATATACGAAAAATAAGCGTTGGTATATCAAAGAAAGATTTGATGACATATAGATGTAAACAAAAAAGCGCATTTTATAATTGTTTTGTATTAATTTTGCGTATAAAAATTAATGAAGTTTTTAAAGAGTTTCACGTAAAAGTGTTTAATACGGGAAAGTTGGAAATTCCTGGAATTCAAAATGATACCACTTTTGTACAAATATTAGATATGTTGGTTTCTATACTACAACCTCATATTTCATTGGAATTAAGTTATCAGTTGAATAGCTCTGAAACCGTTCTCATTAATTCTAATTTTAATTGTGGTTTTTACATTAATCGCGAGGTTTTGTTTGATATATTAAAGTACAAGTATAACATACAGGCTATATACGATCCGTGTTCATATCCTGGTATACAATGTAAACTCTATTACAATGATAGCATTGTTTTACCGGTTGCTAATTCAACCACCGAAACAGTTGGATTGCAAGAAGAATATCCTACTAAAAAGACAACTTACGAAAACGCAATATCGTTTATGATTTTTAGGACTGGAAGTGTTCTAATCGTTGGAAAGTGCGAGGAATCTGACTTGTATAATATATACGAATTCTTGAAAACACTTTTAACCGAAGAACACAGCAAGATTTATCAGAAAGGTTCAACTATAGATACTTCTCTTGTTCAAAAAGAGAAGAAAAAGAAGATGCGAAAGAAGCAAATTTTAGTATCAATTTAGCGGGGAACCCAGGTTCCCCCGCTCGCCCCCTCCTGCCCTTCGGGCAGGATAAATCCTTATCATATTTCATAACATTTTATCTTTGTGAAAAATCCATATATTTATCCTGGGTTCCCGGTGGATAATGCTATATCAATTGTCTAATATCCAGTTTACAAATACATCTGCATTTTTCAGAAGGTATAAATCAAAATCAGGCCCTTGTATTTTTTTATCAAATTTTAATTGTAATTTATTCTTTTTAATTACAAGATGTATAATATCAAAAAATTTATCTAATTCTATTTGTTTGCATGATAAAATTTCCAATAGATGAATAAATGTAGACAAATTTCCGTACGAAACCAAATGAATTTTATTGGAAACCTTTTCAAGTTTACTTATAAAATCATTTGGGTAACTGCGAATGTCGTTTTCAATAGTATATTCAATGCATATATTTAATAAACTAATATAGGAATTCAGTTGAACAAGCTTAGTATTATCTGTGTCATTATCTTTTTTCTTGTTAAAATCATGATTAATCTCAAATAAAGTTTGTTTGTATACATACATAATTGCATCTTTTGAATTCAGTTGCAGAAAAGAGTGTTGAACATTAGTTATCTGAGAAATAAATTCAATGTAATAGTAATAAGATTTCTGACAGTGATAATAAGAGAGATTAATGTTTTTGGTATGATATAGTAAAAGGTTAAATATACGAGTGATTGTATTTAATCCCCTTAATAGTATATATTTAAAGTACAAATGGTCTTTAATTTTTATGGTTTCAAATGAAAATTTGGTATATTCAATTATTAACTTTGTGTAAATACTTGTTATTTCATTTACAGAAGATTCTATAGAACTTTTATAGTTATTTATATTTTTTAGAGAATATTCTAATTGATCTTGTTCAATCATATTATAGATAGAGAGATATTTGTAAATTTATTTCCAATATAAGTATTTAAAGACAATAACTATACAATTTTATAAATGTCTGAACCACAATCAAAGGCGGCAGGAGCCGAGGTAACACCCGACGCAAATTATAGATTGCCAACAGAAACAACGATGAAACATGCTATGAAGTTAGCGATCGTAGAAGACAGGCCTATTATGATGGATTATTGGGCTGCTTCATTGGATAAAAAGGCTTTAGTAGGGATTCGTGATAAAGGAGAAAAACTTTTGGTGAAGAGTGAAGACGAGTACACCAGTCCTATAAACAAATTCTATAAAAGCGGAACTGATTATATTCTTATTACAGAGAACTCTATCTATATTGTATCTGCTGATATTACTACAAGAAAGATCTCTTAAATGCGATATTTATTTTTTTAAAAAAAATAAATATTATGTCTTTGTAAAATACAGATAATTGATAACATACTTTGATATTTTATCAATTGTTAGCCCTCTACGAGAATTGAACTCGTGACCTCCAGTTTACAAGACTGGTGCTCTACCACTAAGCTAAAAGGGCGCAAAACGGGGGATTATCCCCGCAAATGAATATATGCCAACTTTTTTAAATTGTTTTACTCACTATTTATAACATTATCCACTGGGAACCCAGGATAAACTTATGGTTTTTTTTCATAAAGATAAAATGTTATGAAATATGGTAAATATTTATTCTTCCCGAAGGGCTAAGGGGCTGGAAATCCGAAGGATTTCTGAAGACCTGGATTCCCCCGCTAACTATTTATTCGCAAAATATTTTGTCAAATGGGGAAAAATCTTTCAATGCAGTTTTAATATTTCCATAAGTCAAACCATATTCGTCGTTTGTATAAACATGAATGCCCAAAAGGTCTTTCACCTGAGAATTGTTTATATTTGAATCGTCAAAGTACATTACTTCGTGTGATTTTATGTTTTCAAAATGATTCATAATATTTTCAAGTAGTGTATTTTTGCAAATTTTATCACTAATAAAAGTTCCGTTAATTTGTCCTGGTTTATAATCAGTTTCTTTCACAATCTTACATTTGTGGTGTATCGCTTGCGGTTTACCTTTAACACCATTTGTACAGTGTATATTTTCTATTTGTATTATATCATGGCCAAATGTGTTTTTAATACAGTCGTGTACTATATTTTCATATGAAAAAGATGCTATATAAATGGGAATGTCGTAGTCTTTGCACTTGATGAATAGAGAACGCATTTTACAAAAATCTGAAAAAAGAGTCCTTTTGCTTTTTTTACTTGGATAATCATGTAAAAAACGCTCAATTTCGCCATTGTATTCGTCAGATAAGTTTTTATTACATAAACATAAATCAAAATCAAACACCAAGCATTTAATTTGTGGTTTTGATCCGAGTAAGATATTATCAAATGGTGAAAACTCCCGCAAAACATTCTTCAAATAATCATAACTGAGGTTTGATTCTGGACTCACAAATGTATTTACTTTTACATGACGTTCTGCGTTATACGCGTATTTTAAATCATTGTCAATGTAAACGACTTCGTTTGGATTCGTACATCCAAATTGTGACATCGCTTTTTGGATAAGCTTATTTTTACAAATCCTTCCTGAAACATATGTTGGCGGGCTTACAGACTCATTCTTTAATTCTATAATATCGCAATGATTGTCAATACAATTGCTATTTTTATCTGTAAATATTCCACTTGTGGTGAAAATATTTTTCTTAGGTATTAGATCAAATCCATAACTCATTTCCACTGTTTTTTGGATCACCCATTCATTATTAAAGGATGCGATACAGATTTCTATACCCCGTCTCCTGCATTCTGTAAAAAACTTTTTTATTTTACAAAAATCAATTATTCTTTCTTTTATTAGAGTTTTTTTATCGGGAAAACACTTCATAAAATATTCATGATTTGAATGTTCATATGTCATGGTATAACGAGAAAGAGTTTTATCAAAATCCAAAATTAGGATTTTTATATAGGTTTCTCCCCCTCCTATTTTTTTATTAGAAAAAGAATGATATTTTGACAAAATATTACAATCTTTCATACACTATTGGAATATTTTATAATGCCGTTTTTATTAATGCCATATTTTCTGGACTAAGTGTTGTCGGAAATAACACTTCAAATGTTACAATTAGATTTCCGATATGACCATCGCGCGATAAACCCATATTTGGGATAACCTTTTTATATCCAGGAGTTATTATATTTCCCACATTGTTATTCAATATATAACTTTTGCCGTTAATATAGTTAAGTTCAAAATTAAATCCGCACAAGGATTCTTTGAGAGAAATTTTTTTGTCTAAATATAAATCAAGGCCTTGTCTCTTGAAATCGCTGTTGTTGTTAATCTTAATAAAAATCTTGACGTCTCCTTTATAGCGTTCATTTAAAATATTTCCTTTGTCTTTCAGCAAAATGATTTCATTATCGTCCACACCTTTTGGAACAGTGATATAAAGAGTTTCCTTTTCAAATATTTTTTGTCCATTTTCTGTAACCCATCGTTCAATTTCAATGGGAACGTTACATCCGGTTAATACCTGATCAATTGTTATAGTAAGATGTTTCACGATTGGAGCTGGTTTTTCAACCTTGGGTGCAAAATCTGCCGCAGATAAATTTACTGGAATACCGTTGTGAAACATCTGAATGTTTGGACCTGCTCCTGCCCCCATAGCAGCAGCCATTCTATGGATTCTTTCAAGACCTTCTCCTCCAGCAGATCCAGGTCCAACATTAAAGCCAAATAAAGCTCCCAATAAATCATCAAATCCTCCCATTTCACCATTTGGGCCCATTCCTCCCATTCCCATTCCCATTCCTCCACCCATAGAGTTCATTCTTATAAAAGGATTTCCTCCGTGTATCATATCGTATTCTCTCCGTTTTTGAACATCACCCAACGTCTCGTATGCTTCATTAATTTTTTGAAATTGGTCTGTCGCCGTTGGATTTTTATCTGGGTGAAACTGCAAAGAAAGTTTTCTATAAGCCTTTTTAATGTCATCTTGCGTAGCATTGTCGGAAACTCCCAATGTCTTATAAAAGCTTTCAGTCATTATTGAGTAATATACTTAGAGATAAACTTAACTATTTATTTACGAAAAGTATATTTTCCATGGAGCATAACCTATTTATTCATAAATTTCAACCATTATATTTTAATGATTTTGAAATGGAAACAAATATGTCTCACATCCTAAATACTCTTATTTCAATAGATTCAATTAACATATTGTTTACTGGGTCAATTGGTTCCGGAAAGACAATCTTGCTAAATGCCTTAATTCGCGAATACTACAAAGATTTTACTCAACAACAGTATCGCGATCATGTCTTGTATATAAATAATCTCAAAGAACAAGGGATAAGTTATTATCGCAATGAGGTAAAAACTTTTTGTCAAATGTGCTCCTCCATTAAACATAAAAAGAAAATAGTTGTATTAGATGATATTGATTTAATTAATGAACAAAGTCAACAGGTGTTTCGCAATTATATTGATAAATATAGTCATAATGTTAATTTTATAGCATCATGTACAAATATACAGAAAGTAATTGAAAGTCTTCAATCGCGGTTTACAAGTATAAAAATAAAACCGTTGCAAAATGAGAATTTATATAAAATTATGAAAAAAATAGCCGAAAAAGAAGAAATAAAGATTGAGCCCGAAGCACATGATTTTATAATAAGTATATGCAATAATACAGCAAAAATTCTTATCAATTACATGGAGAAATTTAAGCTGTTAAAGCAAGACATTACTTTAGAAATGGCAACCAAGGTGTGTACAAATATAAACTTTAATGATTTTGACGTATATACAAAACATTTAAAAGAGAAAAATTTGCAGAAAGCAATAAAACTGTTATATGAAATTTACGACAAGGGATACTCCGTGATGGATATACTTGATAATTATTTTTTGTTTGTAAAGACCACAAATCTTCTAAGTGAAGTAGAAAAATATAAGATAGTTCCTTATATATGTAAATATATAACAATATTTCATAATGTACATGAAGATGAAATAGAGCTGGCATTGTTTACAAATAATATATTGACGGTGTTTGATTCCGAATGAATATTTTTTGATATATATAATATACAAAATATATAAGAATAAATATATGTCCAATCAAATATTTAAAACTTTAATTCCCAATGAAATGGTGTTTTCATTTTTACAAATGAATTGTATTAAAAATGGAAACTGTTTTGTTTTTAATACAATTGCGTTTAAAAAGGGATTGTACAATGAAAGTATTAAAGCCTTTTTGGAGGAATGCGATAAACATTATCATTTTTCAAAGAAGAAATATTTAGACATAAAGAGCAATTATTCAAAGTTTGTTACGGTATTGAGGCAAATCTGTAAATCAAACCAGTTAAAATATACATCGCAAATAAAATACGAACGATCTACGTATGAAATTATATATTACATTTACACAGAATAAATTAAGAACCCATTTAGTTTATTGGATGGTTCAACCGAGGAACTAAGTCGTCTCCCAAATTGAGAGGGCGTTGACCCCACACTGGTGCATTCAATGGTGTCTTCCAGAAACTGATCCAGTTTGCGCGTGGTTTTAAAGGTTCAATGACTCCTCCTTTAGAATCTGGTGCATTAGAGAGAAGAATGTATTTACCCAATATTGTATTAGATTCCAATACTTGTTCGGAAGATAACCTGGCAAACCATTCATAATTGGTGCGTTTTAAAATTTCTTCTGATGGGATTAATATGCCATATGTTTGCGGGTCAATAGCAATATAGCTGGAACCAAGAAGTTCCTCAATGACAATCGGTTTATTACTTGTGGTTTTTACACCAATTAATTTACCGTCTACCATGTTTATTTTTCCTTGGCGGATTCTTGCCTCACACCAGCGATTAAAATCACCTAAAAATTCTGATTGTGCTGTAAAGTCTGTTGACACAGTTCGTTCCATGAAATTAATGAGCTCTCCAATCATATGATTCTCCTTCTCACAACCCATAAAACGAATATCGGGGTAAAACTTATATGTGGTTGATGTGATATTGCGATCCACCGTTTCACACATAAATACTTTATTATTTTCAACACCAGGTTCATACATTGTAATCAAATCCTTCATGCATAAAAAGGATACTGGGACTTGAATGCCTCCATATTTATGGAGAAGTTTCACAAGAGCCAAATCGCGTATGTTTGTAGAAATGGGAGCAGACAATTTTCCGAGATCAATGGACCAATCTGGAAGCAACTTTTTGAAAGATTGGTCGTCAACAATGCAGATATGGAAAGATTCATTGCACTGTTGGATAATTGTTTTCACCGTTAAATACAAATAAGGCTGGTTTAATTCGTAAGAACTACGGGATCCAAAAGAAATCCAATTTCTCGCATTATATTCATATGGAATATAAATCCACATAATCGGTTTCTTGGCACTTTCTAAAGTGGAAGAATCTAACAAATAATGTTGGATCATATCATAGTTTTCTTTATTTTCCTCGCGGATTCTTTTATCCTCAAATCGTCTATAAAAAAATCCGAGTATAATAAGAACTATGAATAAAATAATATAATTTGTGACTGGAAACATATACTATACAATTATATTATTTTTCGGTAAGTTTATTTATTTTTGACCAAAAAACGGATTGGTTCTTTTGCATCTGTTCTGATTGGCTTGCTAAATAATAGGCCCGCTGATTTGCCTCTTGTTCCATGATTTGTTCTCTCTCCTTCAAATAGTTGGCTGCTTGTTTTTCGGATAATGGCGTCATCTTCTGCGAATCTCTATGAAATTTGTATTCTGTTATGGTATTGAATTTTTGTACATTTTGATAGTCTTCCATGGTTACAGGAATGATGCTTTCTTTGTAGGCTTTTTGTAAATCTTGGTACTGTAGGTCATCACAAAATAGTCCACCCGATGAATAATCGGATATAGATGTTTCCACGATTTTTGAGCACGACACAGAAGTATCGTGTAATTCGTGAACACCAGTATAAACCGTTAAACCTTGAACTTTTTTCTTTTTTTTCTCAAATTCTTCTGCCATTTGGGCTTGACTCACATTTCCGCCAGAGTCATCCAAATCTTCGTCTGATTTTAACCATTCTCCGTAGCCGTTTACTTCTGCGTCTTCTTTTATAATGGCATTTTCAAATTCTTGATTGAACCATTTATTAAATGTATCATGTTTTTTGTATTTTTCATTTGTTGAAAAGAACTGATTGAGTGATTCTTTCTGATTTTCTGAACTCAATTGTGTGTATTCGGTATTTCGGTTTTCTTCAGATGATTTATTTTTAAAAGAATGGATGTTGTATATCGTCTTGAATGCTTTTGAAAAAAATAGAAAATACTTAGAAGGTAAGTTAGATTTGTCTGGATGCATTTTTAATACCATTTTTTTAGCACGTTTAAGATCGTCCAAACCAAAATCTTCGGTAAGTCTGAACAATTTCAATAAATCTTTTAATTCATAATTATCTATATTTAGATCCACATCTTCCATATTCTATTGGTTTAGTAATTATTTTTTATATATGTGTTTATGTTAATATGAAAGAATTATTTACAAATACGAGGCTTAAAAAGATAGTAAATGTTTACCAATTGCAATACACGAATGGTGTCGCTCAAGGATTTGGAGACTATTTGCGCGGATGCTATTGTTTATATCAAATCTGCAAATATATTGATATTGAATTTGATATGATAATTAATCATCCTATGTCAAAATATTTAATAATCCATCAGACACCACCAGAAGATATTAGTTATGAAAATATAGATTGGGTTAAAGGAGACAATATTTGTGAAAAGTCAACTAATTTTTTCAGAAATTTTATGAATTATATAAATCCTATAAACCAAGATACATTGTATATATTTTCAAATGCACTTTCAATATGGCCTGTTCAATCAGAAAGTATAAATTTTATTCGTAAAAGTATAATTCCAACCGATGATATGAAAAATTATGTTACTCAAATATTAAATGACATAGGAATGCCATTTGGCGGATATAGTATTGTTCATATACGAACTGGAGATAATCATTTACTGAATGGGAAAAGAATGGATTATAAAACATTTAATAAAATAATTTTAATCTTGAAAAGATATACCAGCCCTCAAAAAAAATACATAGTTATTAGTGATAA